GCGCATTAGTGGTGTCGATCTTCGCCGGCACGGCGTCCTGCGCGGCCTGTTGCGCCGCCTTTACCTCGGCGGTCGCTTGGTTGATGATTTGCTGCGCGATGCTGGTGACGTTGCTGCGGTCAGCGGCGTAGCCCGCACCAGTGCCATACGCATCCTTGGACGCGGACACCAGGTCGCTGAGCGCCTGCGCCAGTTTGTCGTTCGCTCCTTCGACCCCCGCCGCCGAGTCAATACGCAGCTTGTCGACCTGGGCCTGCAAGGCGTTGCGCTTATCGACCGCGCTGCCCTCGAACAGCGCGCCGCCGTTGATCGAGGCCAGCAATTGCTTGAGGCTGCCGGTCTGGGCCTCAAGCACCTGGTCGAACAGCGCGACCCGCTGCTTGCCGTTGATCTCCTCCAGCTTGACGAGGTCGAACCCGTACTGTGTGGCAATCTTGAGCCGGTCGGCGGCCTGCTTCTCAAAGGCGCGGAACGCCTTGGCGGCTGTCGCGCCGAAGCCGCCTATCAGTTCCTCGACCGCCTGCACCTTGAGCGCGGTGTTGACAGCCTTGTCGATATCGGTGCTCGACTTGAGCGCCCGCTGCACTGCGGCGGACAGGCCTGTCACGGCCCCATCGGCCAATGCGTCGCGGATGGCGGCGGCCTGCGCTTCGCCCTCATCCGAAAACTTCAGGACGCCGCTGCCCTTCGTGCGCCCCTTGCCCGAAGGGTCGACGGTGAATTTCTTGTCTCGCTTGCCGATCGAGACCGAGAAGGTGCCGAGTTCCGCGCCCAGCGCGTTCACGATGCTACTGAGGCTGCTCGACACCGCATTGCCAAGACCCGTAGCAATTTGCTTCTGGCCGCTGCTATTGCCCGACGTGCCGGTTACGTCGGCACTGCCGTCGACATTGCCGATGGTGGCGCTGCCGGTTTTCGGCTTCTTAAACAGTCCGCCAAGCAGGCCGCCGATGATGCCGCCAATCAGTGCCCCTCCAGGGATAGGCAGGGCCGACCCAATGGCCCCGCCGATCGCCGAGCCGGTCGAGCTGCTCTTTATGCCCAACCCCTTGAGAACCGACCCGGCAATCACACCCTGCCCCGCGCCAGCGAACGCCTTGCCGGCAGTCGCTGCGAAGCCGCTCGCTCCGCTCCCGCCGAATATGCTGTCGAGTTTGCCCGTAACCTGACCAAGCAGCTTCTTGTTCTCGCCTGCGAATGCCTGCGCGAACGGGCTGCTGCCCTTGCCCAGCGAACCCAACCCCTGAATCGCGCCGATAGCCTTGCCGATTGCCGAGCCGGTACTCCCGCCGATGAGCTGGCCGATGGCGCTCGCGGCCTCGGTGACTTGCGATTGGAACGTGTCGGCGGCGCGCGTGCCGAAGTCTTCGCCGATCTCTGGAACCGACGCCCCTATGTAGTCAGCGAAGTCGCTGGCGCGCTTTTTTATTGCTCGGTCTTCATCAACCACGCCAGCCTGCTCAGCGCGGTCAGTAAACAGCCGCGCTTGGCCGGGAGTGATCGCGCCCGCGGCCAGTGTTTCGTTGATCCGCTTGGTCTCTTCGGCGAACTTGCGAGCGGAAGCGGCGGCGGGGTCGTACAGATTTTGCAGTTCGAGGGCGGACTTCTTGGCGGCCTGATCCTGCCTTTCCAGTTCCTTAAGAACGTCCTCGATGCCGCTAACGAACTCCTTTCTGGATTTAGTCGCCGCGCTTTCCGCCTTTAGCGCCTCTGCGACTGCGTCTCGGGTCACCTTTGCCCCTTCGCGTCGACCGAGCGTCGCGCGTTTTTCAGCCGCCTCTGCCGCATTCACGGCGTTGGCAGCGGCGGTCAGATTATTGCGGTATTGGACGAGCGCATCGCCGCCGATCTTGTCGGCTGCCGCACCCTGCGATTGCACGATAGCGTATTTCGCGCGGGCACGCTCAACCGCAGTCGTCGCCGTGGCCAGTGCAACTTGCTTTTCAATCAGGCCGGAGGTTGCAGCGCCTTGTGCTTTAACCTTTCCGGATAGCTGGTCGATTTCAAGACCGTACTTTTTGTTTTCGCGAGCGGCGAGAATTGCCTCAGATGCAGCGTCGCTTACAAGCTTCACCGTCGCCTCAAGATCGGGCCGCCGGCTCGCCAGCGCTCTTAGCCCGATGTCGAGCTTCCCGGCGTCCCCGCTTGCGGCTCTGATCGTATCAAGTATCGCGGGGTCATACGTATTAGCGAAGGGCTGCCTTTCGGAGACGAACCGCGAGCCGGTGACAGCAGCCTTTCCCGCCGCGTCGAATGCCGTTTTAGTGCTGTCGCGAATGGTAACATTGTTTTTGTCGATGGCCGCCTGACGGGTCAGTTTGGCGTTCTCGATCAGCGTCTTGTTCTGCTCGACCAGCCGCCCGGTAGTGGCGTCGATGAACTTCCCGATGTCGAGTTGGCGTCGCTGAAAATCGGTGAGCGCGGCACCGGCCTTTTTCGACGCATCTTCGCTCTCAAAGAGCTTGGTGACAAATGGCCCCAGCAAGGCCGTGGCGAGGATGATGGCCGTGCCAAAGGGGCCTGCCAGAAAAGCGCCCACCCTCCCAACCGTGCCGCCCATGAGCGCCAGCGCGGATGCGGCCTGTCCGCCCTGCTGGGCAAGAATGGTAAAGGCGGAAGTGCCGGCTTGCGCCTGAATGCCGATATCCTGCAGCTGCTGCCCGAGCTGCACCGAGCCAGCCCGCATCTCTCCAACGGAACGGGTCGATTTGGCGATCGACTGGCCCATGTTGGCGGTGTTACGCTCTACGGCGACGGCAGCATCAGCTGCGCCCTTTTCGGCGCGCGCCAGCTTGTCGAGTTCGGTGCTGCCCGCCTTGAGCTGGCCGACCAGCCCGGAGCCGTCAGCGGATAGCCGCACTGCAACGGCGAAGTCCGCCATGCTTGCCTTTCGGGGAGCGCTGGAATAGCGCTAGGCGACGGTGCGGGGCTGGCCCGCGCCAGTCCATGCCAACCCGGTGGGGGTGTATGCGCATAGCGCTGCAAACAGCACTGACTCTAGCAATTGCCTCTCAGGCCAATGCCCAGCCGCGACTAAGCGTAAAACCCGCGGCGGGCGTTGAGCAAACGGCGACGGTTGGGTCAACGGTGATCGAAAGACTGCGCTACGATGCCATTCCGGTCGCGATTGCCGAGCAGGACATTGTTCGAGCGGTGCTGTGGTCGACCATCGCGATAAAAGCCGGAGAACCACTCGCGCGCGTTCAAAGTCGTTCCGCTTACAAGGCGTGCTCGTCCAGCGGGCCATGCGCTCTTGACGACGACGGCGATGGCACCTTCGATCGCATCTCCGAGGATTTTGCCAGCGGCGCGCTAAAGCCCAAGGCTCCTGTTCGCTACGTGATCACCGACACGCCGCCTGGGGCGACTGGCGGCTTCAAGCAGGTCCTATCCTACCTTGGGATGAGCGGCGACACGATCAGGTTCAGCTACCGCGAGTTCTCGGATGATATGGCTCGCCCGGCTTTCACCGAGGAGTTTACCGTGCCAGCGGGGAAGTCGTTCCCGCAGGACGTTGCGATCAAGGACGTGCGGATGACGGTTATAGGGATCGACGGCGCTGGCTTGCGCTACCGACTGGAGCCCTAACCCTTCTTCGCCCAAGCCGCCAACGCCTCGCCCTCCATCAGCTGTAAGTCCAGCATGACGACCGGCGTGACCTTGATATCGAGCAACCCCGCCGTCACCGGGACCGCGTTGTAGTCCAGCCCCGTCGCGCCAGCCATGCCGATGCGCCACTGCGTCCGGAGCGCCAGGAACAGCGAGGCGGAGTCCTGCATGTCGGGCCAGAGGGCAACGGCGTCGTCGGTCTGCGGGATCGACGCCGGAAGGGCGATTCCTAGCTTGCGGGCTTGCTCTTCGAGGCTGCCACTTTCCGAGCCGCCGGTTCGTCCTGTGGCCCATCGGCGGGCGAACCGGCGGAGAGCGAGCGGCGATCCGACACGCCGCGATAGGCCCGGCCGTAGCTTTCGATCAGGCCCTCAAGGAACATCGGCACGCGCATGACCGCAGCGATGTTGTCGTCGGTCATCGGCAGCGACGCGCCGCCCTCGTCCCCGATGCCGCGCCAGTCGCGCACCAGCCCCTTGAACGCCGCCAGCTTGTCATCATCGGTGAACCGGTTGATGGCGTCCTGCACCTCGTCCTGAGGCAGTAGCACGACCTGGGCCTCGATCCTGTTTTCGAGCGCAACGCCGCCCTCGTCCAAGCCCGGCCACGTCACGTCGATCCACGAGATGCGCTCGTTTACCAGCTTGAACATAAGGCTCCTGTGATGAGGCTACCTGGCCTCGATGACGATCTCGTCGTTACCCGCGGTCGACGGCAGCGCCTTGAGCGGGAACGACGCCATGAGCGCGCCCTGCTCGTTGCTGAACGTCGGCGATCCGAGCTCCAGCCGCGGCATGGTAATGGCGACGATATTGCCCGCGACGGTGCCATGCGTGATGACCCCGGCGATGGTCGTGCGGGACAGGACGTTGGCGAAATAGTCCTTGGCGGTCAGGTCCGGCACTTCCATGACGACCTCGCCGGCCCATGCACGGTTGCGGTAAAGCACGCGGTCGACCGGGCCGATCAGGCTGCGAAACTCCAGCGCGCTGCCGCTGTTCATGGTCACGCGGCGGATCGGGGCGGAGTAAGCGCCAAGCGTGATGACGGTGTTCTCGGTCGACGCGACGACGGGGTCCTTGAACGCCGTCAGGGTAGCGGCGCTGGCGGTATTCTCGTCGGCCAGCGGCTGCACGGGGTGACCGAGGAAGTCGAACGACCAGAACGGAATCTCGTCGTCCTCGAACGTGAACCCGACCGCGCCGCGAGAGCCGGTCTGTTTGAGGCGGAGGTTGTCGTAATAGTCGTGCAGCGTCGCTGACGGGATGCCCGAACTGATGAGCGCGGAGGTGACCTTGGTGCCCGCAGTGACCGTGCCCGCATCGAAGCCGCACGGACGCAGCAGTTTCTGCCACGGCGCGATTGTGCCGGCGGTGCCGCTGCCGGCAATCTCGACCTCGAACTGGGTGCGGCGCGACAGCTTGGCGAGCGTTGACGGGCGCGCGCCGAAATAGACCTGGTCGAGGTTGCGCTCCTTGGTTTCGGCATCGAGGAACGTCGGCGAGAAATTGCGGGTCAGGATGGCGTCGGTAGCCTCGACCGGAGCCGCGTCCGTGCCCTCGGTCGCCTCGATCTTGAACAGGACGAGGGTCTTTTCTGCGGCCTTGGTCATGCGGCTGCTCCGGTATAGGCGGCGATGTCGTCACGGCTGACGATGCCATCGGGATCGGTCTTGCGGCCCTTCGCGGCCAGCGCGGCCAGTCGGGCGGCGCGGCCCAGCGGGAAGTCGCCATGCATCTCGTGGCCGGTCTCGGTATCGACGGCCACGGGCGACCAATCCTTCGGGGTCACCTCCTCGGCAGGCAACTGAATGTCCGCCGGCGGTGCTGGCTCTTGGGGCTTCGGCATGGGCGCACAGTCTCCGGCGATTGCGCGCGGACGGTGCGTAACTGCGGCGGCGCGGTAAACGCCAACCCGGTGGGGGTGGGGCCTAGACCGCAGCGCTCGCCGGAGCGTCCGGCTCGGCGACGGTCAACGTCCATGCGCACTGGAACGCAACCTCGTACCAGACGATGCCGCCCGCGATGGCGCGGAGGTCGGAACTGGCATAGTCGAGCGCGGTGTCGGCGGTGTCGGGACGCCAGCCGGTCAGGTTGTCGATAACCGAGCGCTTGAACTGCCCGAGCCTGTCTTTGGCCCCCGATAGCGAGGCTGCATCCGCCTTTACCCCGATGACGATTGCCACGCGCGACGTGACCCGCTGCCGGTGACGCCCCTGCGTCCGGTTCGGCTCGGCGCGGTCGGTCGGCGTCACGACATACGCGCAGGGAAAGCGCGCCTTGGCATCGTCCAGCGCGTCGGCGAGGCTGAGCGACCCGGACACGCTCAGAAAGCCCAGCGAGGCGTCCCTGAGCCGCGTGACGATGCTTTCGGTCTCCATGTCAGTCTCCGGGCCTGAAGGCGGTTTCCAGCACGCCGGTGAACGCCTCGATCAGGTCGGCGCGGTCCTGCGCATCGACGCCCATGAACGGGCGAGCCGGGATGGTGACCGAGCGCGCAAACACCAGCCCGCCATCGGGGCCGGTGAACACCAGAAACTCGCCCTTCTTGGGCAGGATGGTCGCGCCGAACTGATGCGTTGCGGCATACTTGGAACTGGTCGCCGTGCCGTCCGCGCCGACCGTGGCGGTATCGTCGCCGACTTCCGAGCGAATCGACCGCAGCAGCGCGCCGGTATCGACCAGGGTCTTGTGCGCGGGCTTGGGCGTTCCCTTGCGGCGGCGCTTCTCAACCCCGCGCGCCTGCCGCTGCGACGGCTTCCACGCGATGCCGTCCGGGCCGGTGCCGGTCTCGAACCGCGCCTTCGTGCTGGCCTCGATGATCTGCGCGCCCGCTTCCATCAGATCGCGCGGCTGCTGCCCGAGCGCGATACCCCGCCGCAGCGCCGCGCCCAGCCCGCCGTCAGCTACCGATATTTCAAGCCGGATGCCGCTCACAGGCCGGAGCGCCATGCCGACATGCCGTAGCCGCCGCCGGGCAGTCCGCCGCCCGCGAACACCGGCTCGGGCGCGCGGTAGGCGACGCCGCCGCTAGATATGTCACCGAGAGGCGGCACCGCGACGCCGGGCAGGCTGACCAGCCCCTTGGCGATGTCCCTGAGCAGCGACCGCGCCTCATCCGCCCGCGCAATGACCTGTTCGGTCGTGCGGTCGTTGTGCAGCCGCTCGCGGGCGAGATCGGCGACGATGCGCTTGACCATGCCGGGGATTGGCGCAAGCGGGATGGCGTAGAGTTGCCCCAGATAGCCGTTGACCGTGTCGGTGGCGTCCGAAAGCGCGGCGATCAGCACCGCACCGTCGATGGTGCCGGTGTTGTCGCCATCGGTCAGTTGCGTCGTCTCGTCCAGCCCGAACCGGGTCACATATTCCGAGCCGCCGAGATACGGGCTGGTGATGCCCGCCGGTAGCGTCGCGCCAAGGTCGACGACCGCAAGGTCCAGGTCGATCTCGGCGCTGGCGAGGTTGCCGGGCGCGGATGCCGATGCGGTGACGACGTAGCTGGTGCCGGGCGCGCCACCTGCGATGCGAACCCGGACAAGCGCGCCCTGCACCACCGGGTCGCCGATGGTCAGGCCGCTTGGCGCTGCGCTGATGACCGGCATTCCGTCGACCTGGTCGCCGAGCCGCTGCGTGAAGTCGAACTCGTAGATTGTCGCCTCGGCGGGCTGTTTCACGGTGCGCGGCATGTCAGCCTCCCAGGTCGAACTTGACGCGGGTGGTCACGCGCCCGCCGCGGTAGCCGATATGCAGGGCCGGAAGGGTGAAAAGGCCGATCTGCGCACCGGTCCCTCCGCCGAACAGGTAGATAGCGCCGGACGCGTCACCGATGACCGTAGCGCCGCCAACCGCGCCTGACGACCCACCGAATACCGTGATTGTGCCGGACGCCGATCCGCCAACGGCATAAATGCCAGTTGCTGCCCCGAGCACGCTGAACGATCCGCCCGAGCTGCCCGCAATGGACGCGACCGCGACCGCCGAGCCGAAGAGCGTGATAGTGCCCGCGCCCGCGCCCGCTACCGCCCCGGCGCTGGAATAGGTGCCCGTCGCCGATCCGAAGAGCGCGAACGTACCGCTCGAAGCGCCAAGGGAGGTCTGCGCGCCGTTGGAAGACCCCAGCAGCGCAATGCTTGCCAACCCAGCCCCCGAGATCGACTGGCTCCCCGACGACGAGCCTGAGATAAGTATAGTGGCGCTGCCGGGGCCGCCAGTGGCCTGGGCACCCGCTGCTGACCCGAACAGGCTGAAGTCGCCGGAAGCCGTGCCGACCGTCGCGCTGCCGGCCAGCAACAGGAGAAACAGCGCATTATTCATAGCGTCGTGATTTTCCCCGACCCG